CGATGATCTTATTGGAGTAGCTATCGTGGGCAGGCCCGTGTCAGCAACTTTAGAAGATGGCGTAACCGCAGAGGTTACCAGATTATGTGTTGTAGGTCACGCACCCAAAAACTCTTGCAGTTTTCTTTACGGGCGGTGCTGGCGAATCTGGCAGCAGATGGGCGGCAAGCGCATGGTCACATACACCCTGCAAGAAGAGTCAGGATCATCTTTGAAGGGCGCCGGCTGGAGAATTGTAGGAGAGGTCAAGCCGCATGACAGATGGACCCCGAAGGGTGGTGACAGAAATTGGCAACCAATCTATGGGCAGTTGAAGTTTAGGTGGGAAGCCTAATGATTTGACTTTTATAGTATCTACACATATTTTACACAGGAAAGGAGGCATCAATGCCAAAAAATTCCACAGATAAATCTAAAACCACAAAGAAATACATGACTCTTGGTATACCTATCGACATCTATAACAGATTGAAGGCGGTTGCAGATGAGCATGACAGGCCGATGTGTCGGCATATTTCATACATGTTGAAAAAGACTGAGGGAGAACAGGCACCTAGTTAAAAGACTACCCTTGATGGTTTTCTTTGTGTTAGCATCAAGGTTCGCACCCGAAGGGGTTAAACTTTTTTTACGAAGGAGATGACGATGAGCGATGTGTTTTCGCTATTTGAAGAAGAGGCTGTCAACGCCGATAAGTTTGACAACGTGGATAAGGAAGGGGCTTCTGACCTCTCCAATTTTATCCGCAGATCTATTCAGGTCGATCAAGATATCAAAGATGCAGAACAGCATTTGAAAGATCTGAAGTTCAAAAAGAAAAAGCTGAACGAAGAGGACATACCTATGCTCATGGAAGGCATGGGCATGGATAGTATAAGCGTGGATGGTCACAAGGTGACGCTGCGCCAGTTCGTTCATGCTAGAATTCCAGACGACAAGCGTGAAGAGGCCTTTGCTTTTTTACGATCTGTAGGTGAGGCCGACATAATCAAGAATGATGTAACGGTTTCTTTTTCAGCAGGACAAGACAATCAGGCTGGGGCGGTGGTCGATGACCTACGCCAACAGGGATTTAAACCTGCTCAAAAAACACACGTTCATCCACAGACTTTGAAGAAGTGGGTGGGAGACCGCATCAAGGACGGTAAGGAAACCGACTTCGACACATTCGGAGTTTATGTTGGAACAGAAGCAAAGATCACAAGGAGCTAGTTATGGCTGGAACAAATGTAACAGAAAAGAACAAAACAGAAGTATCAACAATTATGGCTGACATGGCTGAATTTGCTGGTGAAGGTATGGACAGCATCGGCACTGAGGATATGCAGATCCCTTTTCTCAGGATATTACAGGCTTTGTCACCTGAAATACAAAAGAACGATCCCAAGTTTATTAAGGGCGCATCCGCTGGTGACTTAGTTAATACTGTAACTGGTGAAACTTGGGACGGAGATGATGGTGTGGTCGTGATCCCATGTGGGTACACGATGAAGTATCTTGAATTTATGTTACGAGATACAGGTGGGGGGTTTCAAGGTGAGATACCTAGCAACCACCCAGACATAGCTAAAACCACAAGAGATGGTTCAATCGAGCTACTACCAAACGGTAACGAACTTCAACGATCTGCTCAACATCTTGTCATGATTGTAGACATGAAGACTGGTGCAACCCAGCAAGCAATCTGCGATATGAAGAAGACACAGCTAAAAGTGTCTAGACGTTGGAATACGCAGATGAAGATGGTTCAGTACCAAGGTGCAAACGGATTGTTCAATCCACCCATGTGGGGCACTGCATGGAAGCTGGTTACCGTTTCTGAAAGCAACGATAGGGGTACGTGGTACAACTACTCAGTCTCTAGGGTAGAGCCAGGTGACGTTCCTGACCAAGCTTTTGCAGCAGCAAGGGCGTTCTTCCAATCGTTCAAGGCTGGTGACGTTCAGACATCTGCTGGCACTAGCGAGGAGATGCAGAACAACACTAAATCTAGTGAGGATACAGACGACATTCCATTCTAAACATCTGCTCTTTGCACAAGTAGGGGGCAGATATGAGCCTGAACGAAAGGTTCATGGTAGCGTTTGATGGTTTCAGCGGTGCACATGGACGGACAGATATATCGGAAGAGCGTAGAGCTGGTAAGCAAAAAGCACACTCGCGGATTGTGCGCCAGCCGCTCACCAAAGATCTTATAGACGGTCACCTATCAGGTAAGACCGGCATAGGATCTATCCCGATCAAAGAAACAAACAAGTGCTCCTTTGGGGCACTTGATATAGACCAGTATCCACTAGACTTAGCTGCATTAGACAAGAGATTACGCAAAAGCAAAGTCCCTTGTGTTGTTTGCAGATCCAAGTCTGGTGGTGCTCACATATTCTTTTTCTTTTCTGAGGAAATATCTGCCGGTCAATTCAGAGACAAGGCAAGCGAGATCTCTGCCCATTTTGGGTATGGGGGTTGCGAGATATTTCCAAAACAGGAACAGATTCTTGTTGAGCGTGGGGACATAGGTAACTTTATCAACCTGCCCTACTTTGAGCACAAGCAGACAACAAGGTATGCGATCAAGGCAGATGGCAGTGATGCCACGCTAGAGGAGTTCCTTGACCTTGTTGATAAGCGCAAGTGTAAGCCGAAAGATTTTGTGAAGCTGAAGCTCGGCAAGAGCAAGCCTGAGTTTGCTGACTGGCCCCCGTGTTTACAGAGCCTGTTCTCAGACGGTGTTCCTGAGGGCACAAGAAACACTGTGATGTTTGGCGCCTGTGTTGGGTGCAAGAAAGAGCAACCGGAGAACTGGAGATCTAGGCTTGAAGAGTTGAACATAAATCATGTGTCTCCTCCGCTACCAGCTTCTGAGATAGTTACTGTACAGCAACAGCACGAGAAAAAAGAGTATGGCTACCCGTGTCAGCAGGAGCCATTTAAATCACGTTGTAACAAAACGCTGTGCAAGACACGCAAGTATGGGGTGGGTAGCAACAGGGCAAGCTCAGAGATAACAGGACTGTGTGTTGTGAAGTCTGAACCACCTGTATGGTTCTGTGACGTTGATGGTAGCAGAGTTGAGCTAACAACAGAGGAGTTGCAAACACCACAGAAGTTTCAGAAGGCATGCATGGAGCAGATCAGAATCATGCCACCACTTCTGAAGATATCAGAGTGGCAAGATCTGGTTGCCATGTTGATGCAGGACATGAGCGAGATCGATGTGCCTGAGGAGTTAACATACAAGGGTCAGTTCTATGACTTCCTTGAGGACTTCTGCACGGGCAGGGTACAGGCCATGAGTCCAGAGGAACTGGTGCTTGGTAAGCCTTGGACAGAGGACGGAGTTACGTTCTTCAGGATCGAGGCTCTTCTAAAGTTTTTACGTAACCATCGCTTTGACAGTTACAGCCGTGGGCAGATTCAGGAACGCCTGAAAGAGATGAATCCAGACGGTAATGCAAGTGGGTCAAAAAGATTTAAAGACTCAAAGGGAGATTGGAGAACAGTCAGAGTGTGGCACATACCTGAGTTCAAGGCACAAGTCGATGTGCCAGACATAGAGTATCAAGAAGCGGAGGTGCCGTTCTGATGAAGTACAAAGCGCATTTTTATTGTGACAATTGTGGAAGCAGGTGGGTCACTTATTACAAAAAATTAAAGTGGCTAGAAAGAGGTGACTGCTGTGATAAGTGCTCTCAAGAGGTGCCCTTTTGGACAGAGCTTGAGGACACGGTTGTAGAGCCACACTTTTACGAGAAGGTGGAGGATTAAAATGGAAACTACGATCTTTGGACCCCCAGGTACGGGCAAGACAACAAAGCTTTTGAACATTGTGGATGATGCGTTGCAAGAGGGCACCCACCCCACACGCATAGGTTTCTTTTCCTTCACTCGGAAAGCTGCGGAGGAGGCCAGAAGCAGGGCGGTCAACAAGTTTAACCTTGATGTAAAGGACTTCGTAAATTTTAGAACCCTTCACTCGTTGGCCTATCACACGCTTGGTCTGCAAAAGCCTGATGTGCTGCGGAGTGGAGACTGGAACGAGTTGTCAGAAATAGTCGGTCTTCCTTTTACATCAAACGGATCTTTGAACATGGATGAGGGTCTATTGTTTAAACCGGGCAGAGGCGGTGATGCATACATTAATGTTATAAATCTCGCGCGCGTAAAGGGCATAGATCTAATACATCAGTTCAATAGCATGGATGACTGGAGATTGTCTCGCTCTCAGCTTGAGGTTGTGGACTCGGCATTGAAGTCATACAAGAGCGTCAAGGGTAAGCTTGATTTTGTTGATATGATAGAACAGTTTATCGAAAATGGAGAGGCCCCATATCTTGATCTGCTGATCATTGATGAGGCTCAAGACCTAGCACCTTTGCAATGGAAAATGGTAAAGGAGGTCTTAGTACCAAGGGCTGAGAACATATATTATGCAGGCGATGACGACCAATGCATCTATAACTTTGCCGGTGTAAATGTTCAAGACTTCATGAAGTCTTGTGAAAATATTGAAGTTTTGAACAAATCCTACAGGCTTCCTCCACAAATATTCAACCAAGCTTCAAGTCTCATCAGTCGGGTTGGCATTCGTCAGGAGAAGTACTGGTCCCCAGGAAGACACGAGGGTTCTGTTCATTGGCACTACGATCCGCACACCATTGACATGGAAGAGGGTGAGTGGCTGGTCTTGGGTAGAACTAACGCGGTGGTCAATGAGTTTGGAAATGCGCTGAAAAATCAAGGCATGTTGTTCTGGCGTGAGGGTCGGGGCAAAAACGGTTGGTCAGTATCGGAGCACATACTAGGCAGCCTTGAGACTTGGATACGGCTGTGCAGGGGCGAGGACATATCCTTCGATACCCTGAGAGCGTTTATCAAGTTTGTTCGCACCGAAGTTGCATCAAGATCATGTAAGCGCAAGATGAATAGTTTGGATGGTGAGATGACATACAATCTAGACTATCTAGTTAAGAACTGTGGCTTTGCCGCAGACAACCAGATGCACTGGTCTAATGTTATAAAGGTCTCTGACAAGGAGGTTACCTACATCACCGCTGTTCGTAGGATGGGCGAGAAGATTTTGGGTAATACAAAGCCAAGGATTAGACTGTCTACCATACACGGGGCCAAGGGCGGAGAAGCAGATAACGTGGTCTTGCTAACAGAGACCAACAAGGCGTGTGAGAACAGCAAGGATCAGGACAGTGAGATCCGTTGTTTTTATGTGGGCATGACAAGAGCAAAGAAGAGCTTACATATTGTTGAGAGTGGCGATACAAGGTTTAGGATCTGATGAAACAAGAAAAGATAAAAACCAGAGAAGACTTTTTGCGTGAGGCCGAAGATTTAATCAACGGTCCAAGAGCCATGCAGTATGGGCCAGCTAAGAAAAACCACGAGCGCATAGCTCAGATATGGACGATCCTTCTTGATAAGAAATTAAAAGACAGACTTGAACCTGAAGATGTGGTCGCCTGTATGGTTGGTTTGAAACTGGCAAGACTAGCCGAGGACATAAACAAGGATGATTCATGGGTGGATATAATCGGATATGCCGCACTGGGCGGGGAGTTGATAAACGATGAAAGCTGACATCTTTGATGAAGAGTCTACGTGGCAACCTCCCTCAAGCTTCCCTGATCTAACCAAGTACGACAGAATATCTATAGACCTTGAGACCAGAGATCCGAACTTGATGAAGTTAGGACCAGGCTGGTGCAGAGGTGATGGCTATGTGATTGGCTACGCCGTGGCGGCTGGAGACTTCTGTGGTTACTATCCCGTCAGGCACGAGTCAGGCAACCTACCTGAAAGACTTGTGGTCAATTGGCTGAAGAAACAATTATCTACACCTAACATTGAAAAGATTATGCACAATGCGATGTATGATCTTGGGTGGCTACGATGGGCTGGCATCGAGGTGCAAGGCAAGATTATCGACACTATGATAGCTGCGCCCCTGCTGAACGAGAACCGCAGATACTACAACCTGAACTCACTAGCTGGTGAATATCTGGGTGAGTGGAAGAACGAGAAGATGCTTCGCTCTGCCGCTGAGATGTATGGCGTGGATCCAAAGGCAGAGATGTGGAAGCTGGACTCGTTGTTTGTGGGTCGCTATGCCGAGCAAGATGCTTTAGTGACATTGAAGCTGTGGGACAGGCTGAGTGTGGAGTTAAAGAAAGATGAGGTGTCTAGCATCTTTGAGTTGGAGTCGGCACTGATCCCTGTTCTTCTTGACATGAAACAGAAGGGTGTGAGGATAGACACGGACAAGGCGGAGTCCACAAAGAAAGAACTGATTAAGCGCGAAGGTGTGCTACTTAAAGAAATAGAGGAAGAGACTGGGGTCGCCGTGGAGCCGTGGTCCGCTGCATCGGTAGCACAAGTGTTCGACAGTCTTGGTCTTTCGTACAACAGGACAAAAAATACGGATGCTCCCTCCTTTACAAAGAACTTTTTGTCTAATCATGAGCACCCTGTCGCGCAAAAGATTGTACGCCTTCGGGAGTTTAATAAGGCAAACACCACATTTGTTGAGACAATCCTTGAGCATTCGCATAACAATCGTATCCATTGTGATTTTCACCCTCTTCGTACAGATGAAGGGGGCACAGTTACCGGACGATTTTCTTCGTCCCATCCGAATCTCCAACAGATCCCAGCGAGAGATCCAGAAATTAAAGCCATGATCCGTGGCCTGTTTATCCCAGAGGAGGGGTGCAAGTGGGGAAGCTTTGACTACTCGGCGCAAGAGCCTCGATGGTTGGCTCACTACTGCGCTAGTATGAAGAACCCACATCCGGCCGTTGCCTCTGTTGTGGAAGCATATCACAAAGGCAATGCTGACTTCCACCAGATGGTTGCAGACTTGGCTGAGATAACCAGAAAAGAAGCCAAGACCGTTAACCTGGGTATCATGTATGGCATGGGCAAAGGCAAGCTGGCTAACGTGCTTGGTATAGATACGGAGGAGGCCACTGACCTAATGAACAACTATCACGCCAATGTTCCTTTCGTTAAGGGCATGGCTGATGCAGCTATGGAGAGAGCTGCCAAGACAGGTCAGATTAGAACATGGTTAGGCAGAAAGTGCCGCTTTGATATGTGGGAGCCTAAATCATATGGATATCACAAAGCACTGAAGCTTGAGGAGGCGGCAAAAGAATATGGCGGCAGGGGCATGATTCGTCGTGCCTTTACATATAAAGCACTGAACAAACTCATCCAAGGTTCAAGCGCAGACCAAACAAAGAAGGCAATGGTGGACTGTTATGCCGCAGGACTGACACCTATGCTAACGGTGCATGATGAATTATGTTTCAGTGTGGAGAGCCGAGAAGACGCTTCGCGTATAAAGGAGATCATGGAGACATGTGTCCCTCAACTAAAGGTGCCCTTTGAAGTTGACGCGGAGTTTGGGGAGAATTGGGGAGAAGTCGGCTAACCTACATCGATTCTCATCGACCTCAAGGTACTAGCACACAGCCAGTGCCAACGAAGTCCACGAGAATCGATGTTTTTTCTTAGTGTTTTCAGTCAGTTGCAAGCGCGCGCATACGCTCTACCAAACGCCTAGCGCGGTTGGGAACCTGCGTATACCACCTGGAATCGACCATCTCGTCGGCTGCGGCACTGAAATTACGGGCATCTACGCCAGCCTTCATACCCTTGAACTTGCTAAGTCGAGGGCGCCCCATGTTGAACATCATATTTGCTATGATGTGCTGGCACTCTTCGGGCAGGTCGTCGAAGTCTGGATACAGAGCTTTACATTCATCGACTGTAACAGCCATGTCTAGGTTGAACAGTTGCTTGACCCGCTCTTGCTCGACCACTGTGCCGACAGGCTTGCCGTGCTCTTCATCCGATTCTGTAATTAAGTGACCAATACCCGTTGTGGGTAGACCAAGATGATCCAAGTATATTTCATACTTGCACCCCTCGTCCTCCGCGATCTCTTCGCGCAATCTATCTTTGTTCATTATTGTCTTCCTTGTCCAAAGGTCATCATGTTCTTCATAGCACTGAATATATCAGACCCAAGAAACGCTGGGTTTGTTCTGGTGCTTGGCTGTGCTTGACCTTGTTGTTGTACTGGTTGTGCCGGCGCCGTTGTAGGCGCGGCTGATTGTTGTGTTGTTTGACTTAAATCAATCTGTGCCTCAGGAACATCTGCCTCAGGTTCTGGAACACGTACAGTACCGAGTGGTTGGTTGCGTAACTCAGATTTAATTCTGTTGATTTCTTTTCTTGGCAGGTCCAATTCATTTCTTCTCACGTTCTTGCGAACAGTGGGACTTATATCTATTGGATCAAACTTACCTTGTAGTAGTTTTTGATATCCACCTATTCCTGCCTCTCTAAATGTTCTTCTAATTTGTTGTTCACTCATGCCTATGGTTTTCATGTCTTGCATAATATTATACATACGACTTTGAACACGGAACAGTGCTTCATTAGCAGTTATGTAGGCATTTAAAAAGTCATCGCTTGATGCGTTGGCTCTGTTTGAAACGGTTGTAAATATGTTGTTTGCATTTTGTCTGGCCTTTCCAAACTCGTAACCTTTAAACTTCAAGGTTGTAGATTCTATTGGATTTTCGGTAATCCCTGAAAAGGCACGAGCCAGTTCTTTAGAAAGCTCCCGCTCTCTGTTCATGCGGTCTTTTGTAGACACACCCATGTCCTCTAAACCCAAGCCATTGACGACACCTCTAGCAAATCTACTCGCCTCTATCTCACCAGATCTAGCATCAATGGGTATGATAGAAGGTATAATACCATCCAGAATGTGAACAAAACTTTTTGCAAGCTTATCGCCGGCAGAGTCTTCTGGATTATACACTCTTGCTCCTGTAACAGTCTGACCGGCTCTGCCACCCACAAGCTGCCCTGCTTGTCTTGCACCTATGGTCTCTGCCTCAGGATCAAGGACATCTCGTAACTTTGCGGTGATGATTGCCTCTTCTGTAAACGGGGCAAGTAGTTCTTTCAACGACTCATTAGCCGCCTCAAACGTAATTTGCGCTCCATTTTTACCTTCAATTTTGCCCTGCTCTGCCTTGTTCAGTGCAGCTACAGCAATCTTCTCAAGCATGTCATATGGGTTAGAGTAACTATAATTTACATACAGAGGCAGACCTGTTTCTTTATCTATGCCCGTTGGTAGAAGGCGCGCATTCTTCGCCCAAGATGGGGCTAGTGACCTTTGAAACGCTTTCATCTGCTCTTCAGTCACGCCAGACAATTCGTAAGCTGCCGCAGACAGGCCAGCCGGAAGTGCCCCAAATGTAGTGATGGCACCTGTCAGTCTGCGTAATCCTATCTTTCGTATGCTTTGACTCTCACTCGCTAACTCATCAATACCACGAGCAATCGTATTCGCACCCGTTCTGAGTATCTCGTAAGGAAATGCTATGAAGTTACCAACCGGAGCGCGGCGTAGCGTCCTGATAACCTCAGGGGCCATGTTGTAGTTTGGCACCGTGTTGCGGACAATCCTAGCAGCTTCCTGTTTCAACACATCGTCGGCGACTTGAATGCCATCGGCACGATATGCGTTCTTTAGTTTGTTTAACTCAAAGTTAAAGTTGTAAATCTTCCAGACATCGTCACCAGCTTGATATAAGTTTTCTGCACCTTTGCCAACATTACCTAAAAAAGATCCAAGTTTTGTGTCTGTGATGCTGTTTCCAAACTTTCTTCCAACCTCAATTCCATTAATCTCGTTCTGTGCATAGCCAAGACCCTTAGATATCAAGTCTTGTAGTTCCCGCAGTTGAGCTTGAGATCCGACAACTCCAAGTTCTTGTAGTTCTGTAAAGTTTTTGAGCGCCTGTTCCGAACTAACATCTGTAAATAAATTGTTGTAAGTAAGTCGGATTGACTCACCCAAGTTAGAACCACGACCAATGTTGCCTTGAGCAAGAGCAAACAAAGATGCTGTTGTTACGTTTCGTAACTGTGTTATGGGTGATAAAACGGTCTTACCAAACTGTGTAGCACCTTTAGTTCTGAGGAAGGCTGAGTAAGTGTTCCGTATTGAATTACCAAGAACATTAGTGTCCCCTATGACTGTCCGAGTCAACTCTCTATCAATTGCGGGACTTACCGCAAACCCACGTAAAGATCCAAACTGGCCCTCACTTACTTTTTTTAGATCTCCATCAGAGGCCTCATCAAGTATTTTAAAACCATCATCTTTTAGTTGTTGTCTCTCTAATTGAGACATTTCATTAGTGTCTCTAAATAGTTTAGCTATTCCTGGATTTTTTAAAACTTCTTGTCCTTGTTCATTCTGAACAGTTTCAGTGGCAAGTCTTCTTATTGTTCCGAAGTAATCATCAACAGCTTTAAACTCTGCGAGATCAGATATGGTGCCCAAGAAGCTTTCCTTTGGGTCTGTTATCTCACCAAGAAGTTCTCTTTTATACTGAGGTAGATTGACTCTAGCGGAAAATAGTTTTGGATTAATTCTGTAATCTGCGATCCTTGAAATACCAACCCCTCTAGCCGCTCCTCTTTTAGAATGCGTTTTTAGAAAATATTCAGCAGCCATCTTTGCTTGTGCATCCGTTGGGGTTTTTCTAGCTAAAACGTATTTAGCCTCCTCTAACTCTGTTTGGTCTAAAATAAGACCAAGTTCATTAGCCTTTTGTCTTCTTGCCTCTAAGCCACTAGGAGTATTATTTCCAGACTTTTTAACTATTTCACTAAGTTCATCTGCAACTGCTCTTGGGTTCTCTTTAAACCCTTGAATAGCCTTTGCCATGACTTCATCGGTAGGCTTGTATTTAGCATCCTCGAAAGATCTATATCTTCTGCGAAGATAGGTGTTTATTTGTTTTTCAATTTCTCTTCTTACTTTTGCACCTTGTGAAGTCTTTCCAGACTTAGATGGAATTTTATCAAGCATCTCCATATAGTCA